GAGCTATTCAAAGGCATGAGAGTTGATTGGGAAAGCATTGAGAGAAACTACCCAGGAATGACTAAAGAAACATATGATATATGGATGAAACCTATTGATGAGAATGATGAGAATTATGTAAGGGACTGCATTAAGAGAGAATTCACTAAAGCCTTAAGTGATGCAACAAAATCAATTGAGCAAGGAAACAAACAAAAGGAGAAAGCAAGACATGAGAGAGAAGTTTTCAACTGTGAAAGAATGATCATAAAGCATAAAGAAGAATGCTCAAAAGGAGATAGGAGAAGGAATGATGACACTAAATCAATTGGAACGTTCCCTTTTGTAGCTCAAAGACCAATGGTGGACGAGGATAAATGGGATGACTTATACTCTATTCTTCCTATTAGCGATGAAGAAGTAACAATGAGGTGTTGGAAAAAAGCTGTAAGTGAAATGCTTATGAAGGGTATTAATGGTAATGAAGAGCATGTGTTAGACAGCATTGATGAAGTGATCGAGAAATTTTCTGAAGAGAATGAGGATAAAGAGAGAAAAAAACAACACAATAGATGCAAAATTAGCATGACTGAAGAAGACAGAATATTGCTAGGAGCCAGAGGAATTCAGGGGAAGAAACTAAGTGGGAACGAAGAAATTAAGAGAGAGAAGTCATATAAGAAGCTGCCATTCAGCTTAGATGTTGATTGTACTGACATTGAATCATTTTTAAGCTACTCGTATGAGATAATGTTTAAAGAAAATGAAGATATTTATGTCAATGACCCTGATGAAGATCTAATTGAGGATGCACTAAAAGTTTGGGACTGTGAACAGGTAAACAAAACCTCGAAAGAGATTAGAGAGAGGTTCAAAAGGAAAAATATATTCCTTGGTACAAACTTAATTGCTGATTTAGCAACAGAGTTAGCCATTTCACTAAAGCAGCATTGTAGACGAGATGAGTTTATACTCAAGAAAGTTAAGAATTACAACTGCTGGCTGTTAATCAAAAGTGTTAGCATTGATAAGAATATATTCTTCTCTGTGTTATACAAGAAAGAAGATGTGTGTTTTTTGATGGAAAAACCTTTTAGGACTCTATTTGAAGATGACAAAGTTTTATGGACTGAGTTCATTTCGATGAACAAATCAAAACTAACTAATATGGTGAAATTAGACTCAACAATATTTGGCTTGTCAGCATTCTTTAGTGACATGTACAAAGAAGAAATAACAAAAGGATTTAAGAAAGATTTGTGTCAAAAGTCTGAAGCAAAGAAAATGGTTTGCTTGTCTTTGTTAATTGCAATGGATGATAAGACAATGACAGAAGAACATTTAACCATGCTTAGGTACATAGAGATGGAAGCATTTGTGGCTGACCCAATAGTTTGTGTTCCTGAAAAAATGATTAAGAAGTTTAATGACATACCTAGGAGCAGACTGGAAGTTTGGGTACAAACAAAGTTGCTGAGTGAAATAATGAGACTTAAAGAGCTTAAGAGATTCAGAAGAGAGGGTAGAGCTGATAGATATGGAGGAATGATGAATCCTTACACAGGTGCCAAATTAGAAGATGTATCTCAGCTGATTAATTTATTTTATTTGGGCTACATAAAGAATAAAGATGAAACACCAGAAAAAAACACGCTTTCTAAGCTATTGACAAAAATATTAGAATGGGAAGACAAGAAGTGCTCTAAAAGATTCCTAGGAAGAGAAAATCAGCCATTAGATAAAGAACCCCCAAAGCACAGCTTTAGTGTTAGTCTAATGAAAATAATGATTAGAGAAATGAAAGAAACACTCAAGTTGAGATTTGGCACAAATATCATGGAAAGGTTGTCTGATCACTTAATTAATTATGTGACAAGACAGAAAATAGAGGATCTAGCAACACTA